CAGGAGATTCTTGATCATTCTTTGGACTCCATCAATTTGGAACGTTTTGAAAATGGATCTGCTCCTTTGTTGATGGATCATGATCCGACAAGACAGGTAGGTGTAATTGACAGCATAAGACTCGACACCCAAAGCCGAAAACTTCGGGCATCCGCACGGTTTGGAAATTCCGTGGAGGCGAAAGAAGCTTATGCCGATGTAATCGACAAGATAAGAACCAATGTTTCAATTGGATATCATGTCAATGATTATGTTCAAGAAGAGTCTGAAAGTCGGGCTGAAACCCCAATTTTCCGGGTCACTGATTGGACGTTGTTAGAAGTGAGTTCTGTGAGCATCCCCTCTGATTTTAAAGTGGGAGCATTCCGCTCAGAGAATAATAGATACACAAAACAATATAGGACAACAACAATGGAAAATACATTAGAAGAAACCATGGAGAAGTCAGTGGTGGATGACCCTGAACTCCGTGAACGATTACAAAAAGAAGCCATGAAGGCAGACCGGAAACGTGCCAAAGAGATTTGGGAGATTTCAGGACGGCATCAGATTCCACATGAGATGACCCAAAAGGCAATTTATGAAGACGTGGTCAGTGTCGCAGACTTCAGAGGAATTGTTTTGGATTACCGTGAGAAGCAGGGCACATCCAATGCGGTTCAGGCTCTTGAGTCTACAACAATCGGCATGTCTGATAAAGATGTTCAACGATTCTCAATTGCAAATCTCTTATGGGCAGAAGTGAATCCACATGATAAATCCGCACAGGCAGAAGCATCCTTTGAAAGAGATGTTGTTGCAGAATATCAGAAACATTCAGGACGAGAAGGTAAAGGAGTGATGTTGCCTGATGACATCATCTGTGCCAAGAAATTCCGTTCTGATGTGATGGAACAACCTCAGAAAAGAGACTGGAACACCACCGATGCAACAGGTGGATACATGGTTCAAACGGATGTTGTCAGTTTCATTGACAGATTACGTCATTATCTGTTTTTGACAGATATTGGAATCACTGAAATGAGAGGGTTGAGAGGTCCAGTTAATATCCCAAGGCTTTCCGCATCCCAGACTGCATACTGGGTTGCAGAAGGATCTGCACCGTCTGAATCTGAAGGAACACTTCAGCAGGTGAGTCTTTCACCGAAGACAGTGGGTGCCTATTCTCAACTGACCAAAAAGTTGTTGATTGAAGCAAAAGCGACTCCAGACATTGAAGCATTGATTGTTGATGATATGGCGAAGCAGATTGCAAGTGCCATTCAGGACAAGGCTTTATCTGGAGACGGTTCCTCCAATACACCAACGGGTCTTTATAATTCGAGCATTTCAACCAATACATGCTCTGATCAGAATGATCCGACTTTTGCAGAGGTTGTAGGATGTTGGTCCACCGTTGCAGGAAACCGTGCCTTGTCTCTTCCACGAGACGAGTTTGCATGGGCATGTCCGTCTACAGTTGCAGGCAACATGATGGTCAAGACCAAGGATTCAGGATCAGGAAAATTTGTCTTGGAAGATGATTTTAAGATTATGGGCTATCCTGTTTTGGTTTCAGAGTTATGTTCTCAACTCACCTTTGGTGCATGGAGACAATTGATGATTGCCTACTTCTCAGGATTAGATTTATTGGTAGATCCTTATTCAAACGGAAGTGCAGGAACGATTAATTTCTATGCCTTGCAGGACGTTGATGTGGGAGTCCGTCTGCCGACTGCATTCTGCAAAACAACTGCCTAATTAATTCAGGGATGAAATGTGGAATACAGAAACATTTCATTCCTCTTCTCAGGGAGTTGATATGGATAAAACCATTAGGATTCTGAAGCAGACCATCATCAGCAATTCGGTTGCAAAGGTTGGTTCGAAGCATACTCTGCCTGCACATCTTGCGGACATGCATGTTGCTTCAGGCAATGCTGAATTTGTTCAGAATGATTCCACCAACCGTGCCGTTGGTCTGGATTCATCTGATTCTGAACCGAAGAAGCGGAAGAAGAAAAGGTGACGGTTGAAACTGATGACATGAGACTTCAATTCCTCAAGGATTTTGGAGTCACAGATGCAACATTCACAGATACTTCCGCAGGATCATCCTCAACCATCACTGCATTGTTGAGAAATGAATATGTGGAAGTTCAAGTGGATGGAGAAGTAGGAGTGGAATCATCTGCTCCTTTCATCTCTGCTAGATCCTCTGATGTCCCAAGTGTGGCACAAGGAGACACCATCGTTGTCTCTGGAACAACCTACACGGTGGTGGAGGTGATGCCAGATGATGAAGGCATGGTTGATTTGAGAATGAGGACTTGAAATGGCAAATCATCTCAGGAGACAGATCCGAGAAAGGGTTGCAGTCAATATGCTGACAGGGTTATCCAGCACCGGATCAAATGTTTTCCAGTCTCATGTTTATCCTCTGGAGGTTGCGGATCTGCCTGCATTATGTGTCTACACTCAAGATGAGGAAATTGAAATTGGAGCAATGGGAGATCCAAGGGTCTGTCATTCTACTCTGACTTTGATGGTCGATGGATACGCACAGGATTCCACATCCTTGGATGATGAATTGGATGAGATTGGAAAAGAAATCCAGGTTGCCATGGCATCTGATGTGGACATCAACAATCTGGTTGTTAATTCCTATTTGTCAGCAGTTGATATTTCATATTCTGGTGAGGGTACTGCTCCCATTGGAATCATTCGTCATAACTATTCGGTCATTTATCGATACTTTGAGAATGCACCGGATGTAGCCATTTAAAAAAATTATGAAAATGTATTTAAAAGGAACTGATCCGATTGATGTTCATCCTTCAAAAATAGAAGAGATGAAACGAAAAGGTTGGTCCGAAAAGATGCCGGAAGGCAAACAACCATCTAATTTGAAAGGGAAATCTGATGGCAGTTCATAAGGGTTCAGAAGGAGTTGTGAAGGTAGGAAGCAATTCCGTTGCAGAAGTCACGGGGTTTTCATTTGATGAAACCGCAGACACCATTGAATCAACTGCACTTTCTAACTCTGGAAGGAGTTATGTCGCAGACTATTTGGGATTCTCAGGCACCGTAGATTGCATGTGGGATGAAACAGACACAACCGGACAAGGAGCAATGACCGCAGGTTCAACGGTCACTTTGTATTTGTATCCTGAATCAACTGGGTCAGGAGCAACTTACTACACTGGATCAGCAATCATCACGTCTATCTCAAGAGCAAATGCCATGGGAAGCATTGTCACAGCAAGCTTTTCTTTTACAGGCACCAATGTTCTGACATCGGCAACGGTGTGAGTGCAATCCTAGAGAGTGCAAAGAGTCATTTCCGTGACAAGTTGAGTGGAGGTTTAAGATCCCTGGAGGTTCCTGAATGGTCCATTGAAGGAAAGCCTGCAGTGGTTCACTACAAACCCTCACTCAATTTTTCACAACAAGAAAAGATTCTTTCACTTTCAGACCAAGGAAAGAAAGCAGAAGCCATTGTGGAAGCATTGATTCAACGTGCCCTAGATGAAGACGGAAACCGTCTTTTCAAAACCGTGGACCGCATCGAACTGATGAAGCACACCGATCCTGAAATCATTTCAAGGATTGTTGGTGCAATGGCAGGAGATGAAGATGACATGGATGAAGCATCAAAAAACTGAGTTGCCATCCTGAACTGTTCTTTTTGTTCCAGTTGGCAGAACACCTCCACCATTCTGTTGAGGAGGTGATGCAGTTTTCTGTCGCAGAACTCAGTGGATGGATGGCATATTTTCAACTCAAAGAACAACGGCAATCCAAGTAGATGGCAACGGCAACTGCAAAGATGGTCATATCCGGTGAGGACCGGACAAAGAAGGCATTTAATTCTGTTCAGAATTCACTGAAGGGATTGGACAAATCCTTTGGTTCTTTGAAGGCAGGATTAGGTGCAGTCGTTGGTGTTGCGGGAATTGGTGCCTTCATCTCTCAGATGACTGAAACTGCAGACAAGATTGGAAAGGTTTCTTCCAAACTTGGAATTTCCACGGATGCTCTGCAGAAGTTTCGGTATGGTGCTGAACAATCTGGAGTCTCTGCATCAACCTTTGATATGGCAATTCAAAGGATGACAAGGAGGGTCGCAGAAGCACGGGAAGGAACCGGAGAAGCAAAGAAAGCACTCAAAGAGATGGGAATTGTTCTGACGGATTCAAGTGGAAAAGCCAAGACTACAGAACAAGTGTTTTTAGAAGTTGCGGATAAGATGAAAGGGATGGGTTCTCAATCAGACAAGGTCCGTCTTGCATTCAAACTCTTTGATTCAGAAGGTGTGTCTTTGGTCAACATGCTTCAGCACGGATCAGAAGCCATCAAAGGATATGGTGATGAGTTGGAACGATATGGTGGAGTGATTGATAATCGTGCAATCAAGGCATCTGAAAACTTCGGTGATGCATTGAACAGACTTTCTAAATCATCTGCCGTTGTCTTTACTCCATTGATCATTGGTTTGAACAGGGTGATGGAAACCTTCACGGCATGGATTAATTATTTTCAAGGAGTTGAAGGAGTTGATCCATTCAATCTGGCAAATAAAACTTCTGAAGAATTGACCAAACGGATGAAGTTTTTGAACCGTCTTGGAGAGAAAGCCCACAAGGCACAGATCAAGGCTTTGGGAGTTGAGAAGTCTTTACTTAAAAAGGCACAAGAATATGTTGGAGTTAAATCGAAAGAAGAATTACTTCAACAAACCATTGGAGAATCTGCAACGGAGATTCTTGCAATCCAGATGGAGATGAACAGAAGGAAACTTGAAGAGACTAAAACCGAGGAAACCCAACTAAAACAAAAAGGAATTTCACTTACTCAACAAAAAGCATTCTCTCAAAATTTGACCCAACAAATTGGAAGTTCCAAAAACTTAAACAAACTTGTAAAAGCACAGACAGAAGAACAGAAAAAACAAAAGAAAGTAGTAAAGGATCAGTTGAAGGATTGGATTAAAACAGAAGAGAGTATTTCCGCAACTGAAAAGACATGGACTGCAATCATCCAAGACATCAATGGTGCTGAAGTTGCGGTCAGTGGATTGACAAGGGAACAAAAACAATTGTTAGAAGAAGCAAACAAAACAACACGGATACAAGAACTTTATGAAGAAGCAGTTGGAAAATCTGCAGAAGCACATAAAGATGTTTTTGATGAAATTGAAAAACAAAAGAAGAAAGGAGAAGTTTTAATAAAACAACAACAAACTCTCATCGGTTGGGTTGGAGGATTCAGCAACACTTTCTCTTCAATTTTAGATTCAATAGAATTTAAAACAGATGAAGTAACAGGAAAGATCCAAATGACCGGATTCAACTGGCAAGAATTCGGTCTTAGTATTTTGATGAAATCTCCAAAAATCCAAAAATCAATGGAGATGCTTTTTGGATTTGTTGATAAGGCAGTAGAAGGATTGATTCCAGGGTTAGAAGACACGTCACAAGAAGCATCAGAGATGGCAAAACGTGCAAAAGAGATCAAGGCAGAAGTGGAGTCTATGACTGCAACCATTGATGATTATGCACTTGCAATTAAAAACTCAACATCCGAGATGCAGGCATTGGCAGACATTGAAAAGACATATCAAGACAGAGTGGGAAAAGCCAATGAGTTGGATGCAGATCATCTCAAATACTATGCACAGATTGAAAAAGATTTGGGAATTCTTGCATACAGAGTTGGAGTTTTACGCTCCGCAACTCAAGCATTTGCATCCTCAGTCACTCAGTTTCTTGATGCCGTTGCAACGGAAGGATTTACTGAGATTCAAAAAAGATTCTTTTCAATGCTCACAGGTTTTGAAAGAGGAACCAAGAAGGCATTTGGAAACATCATTGAAGAAGCAGACAAGATTATTAAATCCACTCCCATTGATCCTGAGAATCTGAAGAAAGCATTTGTTGATATTCAATCCGTCATGACCAAACAACTTGCAGGAGATTTCACAGGTGAAAACATGCAACAAGTTCTGGACCGCTACGGCATCACACAAGCAGACACTCCCATTGAAGGAATGTTTAAAGAGATTCAAACCTTCTTGAACAAAGGAGGAGCAGGAGCACAAACACCAGAGGTGATCAAACAAATCATGACGAAATACACTGGAGTGTTGCAGGCAGGAATCACAGGAATGGATGCGAAAATCACTGCATTCAATGAAGCAGTTAAGGCCAAGACGGATGCAGAAGCAATGCTTCCTGAAGCACTCAAGGGTTTGGTCATCATGCTTAAAGATGTGATGAGGACTGAGTTTGAATCAGGAGCATCCAAGGAGCAGTTGAAATTGGACATTGATGCATTGTCTGCAAGTTTCAAAGGTTTGGGAATTGATGCAGATGCACTCAAAACCTTTGTTGATACATTGAAGAAACTTGACCCTGAAGGAGCAATGGGTGGTTTGGTGAAAAGGTATCCTTATGGAGGAACAATTCAGGGTCCATCACATTCAGGAGGAGGAGTTGGTGCAAACCTGGAAGGAGGAGAGTATGTGATGCGGAAATCTGCCGTGAGTCAGTATGGTCAGGATTTCATGAATGCCATCAACACTGGAAGTTTTTCGATGGGCAAAGGAGTTGAAGTTTCAATCTATGATGGAACAGGACAAGCCATTGATGAGTATGATTCAACCATCCGGGTTGAGATCAACCAAAGGGCAAACCGTTTCAATCAATTTCCTGCACTGTCAAACTGATGGCAACTGGAGATTTGAGTTTGAAGATCACTGTTTCAGGATCAGACTATTTGGTTTCAGATGATGAGTATGTTGCAGACGATGGAAACTTCCACTACGGATATGTTTTGGATGCACCTGTGATGACATTAGGTGCAACCCGTGGAGGATATGCAAATTTCAGAAGTGGTTTTGTGGTTTTAGAAAACCGTCCTCTGGACAACACTCATCCTTTTGGATCTTCCAGATACACCACCATGGTTGCATCTCCATCAACAACTTATGCTTTTGTACTGAAGACTACACTGACCGGATATGATTGGATCACAGGAGTTTTGGTGATTGAAAACATCACAGAAGAGTCTTTGAGGTTTACCATGTATCCATATGAATACACCACAAGTCCGGTTTCCACCGTATCTGATCAAGACGGAAACACGGTGACGGCTCCTTGGGTTTATGGTGCAGTAACGAATTTTAATAATCTGGTTCAAACAGGTTCCACCACATTTCAGAATCCAACGGATTTGACCACCGGATTATCTTTCAAAGAAGATGGAGGAGTTGAAACAATGTCTTCAATCTCAACCTCCAGCTTCACCGTTGCAACTTATTCAGATGGTCAACCAACTTTGTCTTCATCGACTGCAAAAACATTGGAGGATTTCTTTGATTATGTTGCAACTTCTTTATCATTGACGGTCACATCCGCAAACACGGCAAAGGCAACCGGAGCATCTTCACTTGCAGTTAAGATTCGACAGACTCAACCTTTCCCATTGGTTGAGATTGCATCTTCTGTTGCAGAGAGTTTCAACCATCAATTCTACATTGGACCGAACACTGCAGACAGCAACCGGACCACACTTTTTTTAATAGACCGTGCCAACAATCCTGCATCTTTTGTTACTTTTGAAGAAGATGAAATTGTAGATGCGTCTTTCAAGATCGGATTTCCTGTTGGAGGAATAAGTGCAACTTATAAAGTCACAGAGATTCAAACCAACAAGGTCACTGAATATGATGAGTTTGTGAGAGTGGAGAACAAACCCATTGGATCAGAGTTTGAGGTCAATGCCTATGCGGATTCCTATGCAGATAGATCACAGGTTTCCACCCTTTTGACTGCAATTAAAAACACTGATATCAAAGCATCTGCATCGGTGACCATGCCTGATATCCAGACATCTTATAATTTAGGGGACCGTTTCAAATTCGGACGGGAGATTGACTTTGTCAACTGTGACATGATTGCACGCTCGATCACTTACAACTTTCAGAATAAAACCACAACCCTTTCAGGTGATGCAAATTTATCAGCCTACATCAGAACCTTTTAGATGCGGATTCTAAACGAAGACAGAACCAGTGCAGTGTCCGCAGGAACAACCTTGTCAGGATTCCCTGCATCAAATGTTGAAAATGACAGACCACGTAAAACTTGGATTTCAACCACACAAGCATCTGAAACTTTCACCATTTCCTTGAATGCATCAGCAGGATATCCAGTAGAAGCCATGTTTTTCCATGGGTTGTTGGCAGACACATGCACATGGGTTTTGAAGAATCAAGCAGGTTCAACGGTGGAATCAGGAACCTTGGACTGCACCTTTCCTGCAGAGTCTAATTTGAGTGGAAATCCGAACACTATGAATGTCTCATTTGTCAATCAAGCACACCTTCTCCGTTCTTTCTTTGTGGTCTTTGACACCACTGTTACAGATAACGGATCAGTAGTGCTAACGCTGACCACATCTCAGAACATGGGAAGTGCAAACATTGAAGGCAATGCAGTTGCATCATGGGTCAGAGATGGAGCATCCGCAGGACGGTTGTTGGACTCTGGTGGAGATGCAATCAACATTCAAAATCATGGCAGGATCTTTGTGGGTTCCCATGTTGTAGGATTGGAAATTGCCAACCCTTTGACCACCAACACAACGGTTTCCAGCAACACTTTTGCATCCTCTCCGTATGTCATCAATGCATCTAATACTTTGACCATTGATGCATCAAACACACTGACGGTGACCACCGATCCAACTTCTGCACAAATTACATCAATCACCGGAGATGGAACTGCATCCAGTGGAATTGCACTCTCTTCTGACTTGGCAACCGCATCCATTGCCCAGGTTTATAATCCCATCAGAATTGGAATTGCACGGGCAGGAAAGACTTTGGATCTTCCAACTCCATCAAAAGGATTTAAGTTTGGGTACAAAGATTATTCTGTCAGACGGGGACAACCCACAGGTGGATACAGCTACCAGCAAAGACCGATTGCACGAGAGGTTCAAGGATCTTCTGTTTTAACAACTGCAGAAGCACAGGCATTGCAGAATTTTTACAGAGGATATCGTTCCAAACCTGTTCCAGTTTTGTTTGTGGAAGGAATGCCTTCAGCATTTGAGGAGGAAGAAAAAGGAAATTTGTTTGGATATTTTCAACAACCTCCACGTTTTAATTTTTTAAACAAGGATTATCAAAGTGTTCAATATTCATTATGTGAGGTGATTTAAATGGCAGATTCTACAGTCAAACCAGATGACACCAATGATCTGGTCCTACAAAATAACCATGGAGCCTCGAAAATCGAGGTTAATGAAGATGACACAATTGTTGTGACATCAGGTGGAGATGCCACCATCGATGCGACAGGTGACATCATCCTTGATGCAGGTGGGGCAGATATCAAACTGAAGGATGGAGGAGTTCAGTTTGGGACGTTGAAGCAGGCATCAACTCATTTGGTTATTCAACCAGAAAGCAGTAAAGAGATTATTCTCAATGACGGAAGCGGAACTGCATCATTGACTGTGGATGCCGCAAACCAGAATGTATCCATAAATAATGGAAATTTGGTCATGGGCACGGCAGGAAAGGGGATTGATTTTGCTGCACAAACCACTTCTGCAACCGGATCACCAGATACGGATCCAGGAGACGAGGTCTTAAACCATTATGAGACTGGATCCTGGACTGCGACTTCTGAAAATGGTGGAATTGCCAGTTATGGGAATCAGACCGGGTACTACACAAGGATTGGGAGATTAGTTCAGGTTCAGTTTTTTTCTGCTGCTTGGGTAACAAACAGTGCAGTTGATCCTTACATTACTGGACTCCCTTTTTCAGCTAGTTCCGCTGCTTACGGATACTCAGGAGGATATTCTTTTCATGATACATGGAATCCAGGATCTTCCACTGGATTTATTCCTCCAGGAGGGACGACGATCCGTTTCCTCACTAGAGATGATACGGGATATACTGTGACGCCGAGTTCAGGGAGTCAGTATATAATGTTTACTGCGATCTATATGACAGATTTATAAATGTTAAATCATTAACAAAGGATAAAAATGGCTTTAACTAAAGAGATAAAATGCGACAAAATAGAAGTTGTCGGTGATTTTAAGGCAGTTCACTGCAGACAAGCAACGGTTGTTCTTGAAGATGGAGTTGAACTGTCACGATCTTTTCACCGTCATGTCCTGCATCCTGGCGATGACATTTCAGGTGAACCCCAGGAAACCCAGGATGTCTGCAATGTAGTCTGGACTGATACAGTCAAAGCAGATTGGGCAACTTTTCAGGCAGAACAAGAAGCAGAATTGAATCCTGGATGATGTTTGATTTATTTGCATCCGGTCACCATCCACCCCTTGAAGACGGCATGACATCCTCAGACATCATTGAACTGGTGCAGACCCTAGGTGCTCCTCTGATCTTTGCAGGATTGGCCTTCTGGTTCATCCGTTATCAGTTTGATTCAAGTGCCAAAGAAAGGCAGACGTTCATTGACCGTGATGAAGCAAATGACATTAGAGCATTCGAACTGGCAGACAGATCCAATGAAGCAATGAACAAACTATCCACAGCCGTTGATTTAAACACCAAGGCAGTGGAATCCATGATTAACCTTCTAGGAAAAAACCTCAGATGATGATCACAGGTGTGCTTGCAGGATGTGCCAAGACCATGGTGGTGTCAATGTTATCAGAAAGAGTGGTGTTGAGGGTTTTGCTGATGCTTGCAGAGTGGGCATCCGCAAAATCAACCACATCCTTAGATGATAAGATTGTCAACGAAATCCGCTTGAAGCTGGAAGCGGACGGGAAACTTTGATGACTCTGACTTATTCAACGCAGAGAATTCATCATTGGTTTGGGAGTTGTCATGGTTGACATGATCACTCCAAACTTCTCCAGGTCGGAGATGGCTTGCCGTTGTGGATGTGGGTTGGATTACATGGATGAAACATTCATGGAGATGCTTCAAAAACTCAGAGATAAACTTGGACCACTTCCAATCTCCTCTGGTGTGAGATGTGAAAAGCACAATGAAGATTCTGGAGGATATCCAAAGTCGGCACATCTGCAACAAGGTCACGGGTCTAAAGGTGCAGACATTAAAATCTTCGGACCCAGATCCTTGGCCTTGATTGAAGAAGCACGGAGACTTGGATTCTCAGGTGTTGGAATTGCCCAGAAAGGAAAATACAATTCTCGGTTCATCCATTTGGACACCATGCCCAGACAAGCCTTGTGGAGTTATTGAAAAGAAAGAATTGGGATGATTTATCTTTTGAAGAAGTAGAAGCAGACTACATTGGAATTTCAGTCGAGGCATTAAGAGAAATCAGAAAACCACTGAGGAAGTTCCGGAACTATGCGAAAAGGATGAAAGGAAATAAATATGTTAAGTTCACTGAATCGTTTTAATTTATTAAACTGCATCATTTCTTATTCCACTTTCAAACAAGCATGGGAAGTGATCAAAGAAAAGGATGGTTTCGAGATTTCAACCCGTTGGTTTTCTTCTAAAGAAAAGGCGGAAGACTATGTATTGAATCAACCCAACCGTTTCTGAACCGTTATACGCATCTGCAATCCGTTGCAAATACTGCAAAAGCAACTTGCTTCTAATCAGTAGGTTGGACGTTCAAGTCGTCCCGGGCGCGCCATATCCAATTGAATTCATTGTCTTTTCTTCCACGGCATCTTCTGTGCCTGAACCGTTCCGAACCGTTCCAACCCTCAAAAATGCCCTGTTTTTCTGCTTTCACCGTTCCGCAACCGTTCCAATTTTCAAAAACTTTTCCACCATTCTTTCCTGTGCTTCATACTTGTGATCCGTGCGGATGTGGGTGTATCGATGAACCATTCTTTCAGTCTTCCAACCGAAGAGATCCATCATAGTTTTAATCGGTGTTCCTGACATGATATGAAAACTTGCAGAGGTGTGGCGTAGATCATGCCAAGTGAAGTTTTTAATCTCTGCTTTCTTTAATGATTCTTCAAAAGGTTTTCTGAAATCATAACTTCCTTTTCCTCTTTTAGTAGAAGGAAAAAGAAAGGCTTCTCCTATTTTTGGATTCTGTCTCTGGTATTCTTCAAGCATCTGGAAAACAGAGTTCACAATCTTGACCGTTCTTTTGACATGAGTTTTAGTTTTATCAAAGGTGAGGGTTCGTTCTTTGTAGTTAATCTGGTTTATTTTTAAAGACCAAACCTCCATCCTTCTTGCTCCGGTTGTCAGTGCAATTATCAAAGCAAGGTGAAGTCTTGGATGATCAATCCTGGTGACTTCAAAAAGTCTTTCCTTTTCTTCATCAGATAACATCCGTTCTTTGGTTTCTCCTTCTGGCAAAGACTTCACCGCAGAACAAGGGTTGAAATCCAACCAGAACTTTTCTGTTTTACAGTAGGTTAAAACACCGGAGAGGGTGGCAAGGTAGCGGTTGACAGTGGAGGGTTTTCTCAATTGGTTGTTTGATCTTCCACCTTCTTCTCTGACAATCATTTCTTTTTTCATCCGGTCACGAAAGCCTACAATCAAAGACGGGGTGATCTCTGAAAGAAGTTTTTTGCCTAGTTCCTTCTCCCAAAAAGAAAGATATCTTTCATATTCTGTTCGGGTGGATTTCTCCAGGTGTGGCAGATGATTCTCCATGTATTCCAAAACCGCTTCATCAAAGAAATGCTTCTCTGCTTCAGTGATTCCTTTTCTGATTCTCAAATCCCTTTCTAATTCCAAAGTCTTTTCTGCGAGTCTCGTCCGGTAGAGATGATCCAAGAAATCCTCAATTTGATCAGGAGTTCTTTGAATCTTTTTTCCTCTCACCGTTTTAATCTCTGCCCTCTCAACGGTGCAGAGGATTTCTTTGGGAGGATTTTCTTTCTTCGGATTTTTCAACTCATGAAAACGGGCAATGAATTTCTTCCCGTCTTTAGATAACCGAACCGTTTTTTTATCAGGTTTGAATTTTGGGTCAGGCATGAAGAACCTCTTTCATGTTCTGAATCTCTGTTTTGATTTCTTCAATGATTCCATGTGCCATCAAATGTCTCTCTGCTTTCTTTGCGGATTCTGTGAACTCTTTCATGGTTTTAAACTCTACAAAAACAGTGCAGGTTCTTTTTTCTTCATTGAATATTTTCTCAGACCATGGATTGCATCCACATCCACAAACAATTCCTTCAATGGTTTCGATTTGTTCGACATAACTTTGCCAGTTGTATTCTTGACTTATATGAAAAGTCGCAATGAATCTCATTTTTCCTTCCTGTTATTTCTTCACCAATTTTTCCAACCGCTCAATATAATGCTCTAAAAGCTTCAACTTTTCTTCTGCCTTCAACGCACGTTTCTGCCACCCATCTGCATCCTCCACCTCTTTTTTTCCTGTCATCAGATATTTAACAGGCCAGCCTTTTTTGAACAATGCCTTGATGAAGGCACCTGAAAAATCGGATCTGCCTGTGATGATTGAACTTAAATATGTTCTTGAGAATCCTAATTCCTTTGCCAAGTCCATTTGGGAGATTTGTTTGTCTCTTATAAGTCTTTGAAATCTCTCAATG